TCGAACTCCGTTAACGACTTCATCGAATTCTCGGCGGATACGCTAATCATCGACGAGCTTGAGCAGTGCGTTCCGGCTAACCTAGCCAAAGCGCAAGACCGTATTCGTATGTCTCCGTACCCTCAGACCTACAAGGTTGCAAACCCGACTATCGCTAACCACGGTATCTGTAAGTTGTTCGACAAGGGTGACGGGCGCCTATTTCACTGGCCCTGTGGAAACTGTGGGGAGCGCCAGCCCATGGACTTCTTCTCTGCCATCGTTCACCAGGACGACAACGGAAACTGGGTTCCTAGAGACAAGGCCAGATGGACTCACTTGCGCTTGAACAACGGCAAGGGGCCAGACCTTCGTCCGGTGTGCCGCAAGTGCGGTAAGCCATTCAACAGGGAAGCCTCCGGGGCGTCTTGGGTCGCAGAGCGTCCTGGTAGGCGCAGGAGCTACCGAATGTCTCGACTGGACGTGCTGTCTGACCGCGTATTCTCTATCTATAAGGAATTTGAGGACGCGTCGGACGATGAGGATCGCATACAGGCGTTCTATGCTGGTGCTCTTGGACTCGGATACGAGCCGCAAGGCATGAGCCTTAATAGTGGCCACCTGGACAAGGTGTCTACTGGCCGCAAGATAGATTACTATGGTGGCCCGGACTACATAAACGAGACAGTCGTCATGGGTGTGGACGTCAACAAGAAGCTAAACATACAGATCGGGATCACCCGGAGGGACGATGATGGCAATCCAATGCTTGACGTTATCCACCTGTCGGAAGCCAAGGGTGTTGACGACCTGAAGAAGCTAATGCTGGACTTCCACGTTAACACATGCGTAATCGACGCCATGCCTGAAATGCGGCTAGTGAAGCAGTTCCAAGAGTGGGCTGTACACCATACTGCAGCGCAAGTGTTCGCTTGTCGCTTCTTTCCGACTGACAGGCTGGGCCGCGAGCGGTTCGGTATGAAGTTGAACTGGCAGGAGATGAGCGTGAACGTTGACCGTACACAAGTCATGGACGAGCATGTGCAGTCTATCTTGCAGCAGCGGATCATCTTCCCTAGCGACTCATTCTCTTGCTACGCGTCATGGGCCAAGCAGATGACTGCCCCTAAGCGTATCTGGAACGAGAAGAAAGCCGAGTTTCGCTGGCATGAAGGGAGCGCAAAGGACGACGCTCACCTAACGTCAGTCTACGCAATCGTGGCTATGGAAATAAGCAAGCGTGGCGGCGGATACTTAAATTTCTAATCTTTTTGTTGACACGGGGATCCTCTAGGTGTATATACCTAGTGTGAGACAGGCCAAACGCCTTCTTCCTACTGACGAACGCAGCTTCGAGCGTGCCCCTGACGTAGAGCCAACGGGATGAAGTTGGCGACCGTTGCCTAGTGTAATTATCTGGGAATGGGGCGAGCGGGCGTATTGCGCTGGGAAACCACCAGCATGAGCCTCTAAGCCGAATCGCCGTGACAATCGCTGGCCAGCATGCAGGGGGTCGACACCCTGCGGTCACGGGGAACCAAGAACAAACGAGAAACCCCCAGGGACGGCATTTAACTCTCTGGGGGTTAGTTCGTTCCTGAAAGCATAAACTCCAGAGGGAGGCAGTGTTCGGTCCACCTCAACCCCTGGAGCCCTTGTCGGATAGTTCCGAGCCAGACGGCTACGGAAAAATTATGCTACGTCGTTAACGGTCATTGTGATTTCAATCATTTTGTAATTGAAGTTGTTGGAAACAATAACAGTGAATCCGTAGATGTCGCCAGAGCCCGAGAATACGGGCGCGGTTCCGCTGAATACGCCAGCGTTGTCGACAGCTTCAAAGCCGAAAGGCATGACAACGTCCCACTGAGTGGCCTGACCTTGGGTGATAAGAGTGGACAGGTCTTCGGAGAAACCAACGCCTTCGTCGCAAGAGAATGCGTGGGTCTCAGCAGAGAGTTGGATCTTGAGGAATGGAAGAGGTGATTGGAAATCACGCTCGTCGCTGTATGGGTCGACGTAGTTAAGCATCGTTTCAACGCGGTTAGCGAGTTCGACGTTATTTAGGGCTGCGCGCAAGCGCTGCTTTTCGAGGGTAGATAAAGCCATTAGGAGATCTCCAATTTAGTAAGGTGGGGTAATTACAATCTACCACCGTTATACCCCCTTGCGGGCAAAGGGCCTAAACGAAAACTCCCAGTCGCGGTGAAACATCATAGATTGCCACGACTGGGAGCCAACAAAGGAGGATATAAGATAATATGTGGGCTGGGGGAGAAAACCAATAAACTCCGTTCCAGCAATTTGGTTATACCCCTATAGGTGGTATAACTAAACATATAGGAGGAAAGAAAAACATGATATACGACGAGTCAAGGCTTGCGGGCGAATTTGCTATGATTGTTCCCACTGAAACCGGCAGGGTTATGTTTGAACTCGACCACGGAAGGGCTAGGCTTGGCCAGAAGTCGTGGGTGATCCTGAATGACATGACTGGTGATTCGTGGGCAGGGTACGGCAGGGACTACGTTGAATTATGGGCTGTCGAGCTATGGGGAAACGTGATCGTGACGCTCACTGCTGACGTGGTTGATGACAAGTGGCACGCTGCGTATAAGCAGGGAGTCTTCTCTGACGAGGATCCTCTTGTCGCTTTGGCTATGGCACTCGATGAATGTTACGATTATTGATTGCCTTTCGTGATCCTGTGGGGTATAACCAGTACAGGAGGATATAATGGAAAGAAAGACAACAAGAGAGCACTATATCGAGTCAGTGCACGAGGTTATAGCGGTTAACGCTGCCTGGATGAAGACAGAGCCGGATACAGAGGAGCGCGCCGCTGCCTATCTTGCTTATGAGCAAGCCATGGGGTTCGCGCAGATTCGTGCATCCAGACTTGGATACCATGAGCACCAACTGTTTTCTGACGCTATGGTAATTAGGGATGGTGGTCATGTCAGCTAAAGAAATGGTCAACCACCCAGACCACTATAACGCCGGAAGCATCGAGGCTATCGACTTCATCGAGGCGTGGGAATTAAACTTCTCTTTGGGCAACGCGGTGAAATACCTAGTGCGCGCTGACCACAAAGGAAACCGCAAGCAGGATCTCCAGAAGGCCCTGTTTTACATCCAGAGGGAGATTGAGCGATGTGGGTAATGTTATATTTATTGTCAACCCTAGCTAACGCTGAGCCCAAGCCTAAGCCGCTTCCTGCAGTGGAGGGCCTGCTTGAGGTCCAGCAGTGCCTAGTTGTGGCCGAATCGCTTGAGATGAGCGCTAAGGGTTACGAGTGGAGCAACATCCAGGGAGAGTACCTGAGGAGTGGGGTCGCTGCCTGCACAATAACGCTTAAGAAGCACAACCACGAGATCGTAGTTGCTGGGACGGTTGTGAACGGTGTATTCACTGTCCTGGCAGACGGGGAGTCATTGGTCGCTACAGGAGGCGAAGATGATAATCTTGAACTGGTTTAAGAAGATGGGCGCATTTGGTGTTGGAGTTCTCGTTGGAACTGTCTACGGATCTGTAGTTGCATCAACAACATCCTTTTTCCTGTTGACAGCGCTCTAGGTCGTGTGTAGTATGTCACCAACCAACGAAGGAGGTTATATGTCTATCGCACAAGATATGCTCGACGCAGCAAACAGCAAGGTAAGGAACGCCCTAGTAGTTCGGCGCGACAACCCTGAAGTCGCATTCAGGATGCTGGTGTCCGCTGCTGACGTTTACGAACAACTGGAATTAGTTAACCTGTGCCAGAACGCTCTTGAGTACGCGTGGGAAGTCCAGTGTGACTTTCTCGGAGGACCTGACGAGCGCAAGTTCGCTGACCTTATGCGCGAGTGCAGGCTGCGAAGCTACGCCAAGCACTTCGAGGGGATTGAGGCATGAAATGGTGGAGCAATAGCGAGGAACTTAGGCTGGCGGCGTGGATCTGCGAGTCGTTAAATATAGACACCATCCCTGCAGAGGGAAGCCTTGGCGCGAAGTTAGTAGTGCCGCAGGACAGACTTGAGGAAGTCTTGTCGTTCATTTCCAAGAACGGCATAAAGTTCTGGACTTCATACGAGAGCAAATCTATAATGTTATACATCTTAAAGCAATAGGGGGAAGATATGAAATACTACGCATGGAGTCCAAACGGGGATTGCTCTGACGGATTCGATACATTGGAAGAAGCAGAAGACGAAGCGCACCACGGGGATTACCGATACGTTGTCCTGGGTATGCCAGAGGAGGCTGTCGAGATTATCATGGACTTGGCGCTTGAGGACACTCTCAAGATCGCAAGCAAGGATCTTTACGAGATCTTCCGGCAGTTAGAAGATGACTAGAACCCTAGTCCTTCACTACCTGCGAGGGATCACGCCTGACGTGATAGAGGAGTTCTACCCAAAGGACGGCGTAAGGATCCGCGTCTCTATAGACGAGGACGGACAGTACACCGTAGTGCGAACAGGAGACAATCTTAAAGCCAAGGTTCGAAAGGCTTATTCACTAAACGAGGCAGCAGACATTGTAGTCTGGATGTCTCTCTAAACAACAAAGGGGAAACAATGAAAACCATACTTGACAAATTCAGCACACTTAGCCACGACGCGCTCCAGAAGTCTGCGGACGACGCAGCGATGCACAGGTTCGAACTAGAGAACCTCGACATGCAGATGCTAAACAACCCACAAAAATTCACGGACCAGGAGCAGACCGAGTTGCAAGAGATCCTTGAACTCGTAATCACCCTTGAGAATGAGATTCACGCGGAGATACAGGGGCGAGAGTCCCGACGACAGCGCCAGTGGCTGTAGTTAGGATGGCGATCAGGGTTTTATCTCCCCTGGTCATCACTTTTTTATTGACTTTGATGATCGTCTGGCTAGAATATGAGTATTGGAAAAACAAATACTTGAGGATGAGACGACATGGAAAACAAAAAACTAATCGGTAAAGCCATCAGCACACTCAGCAACCACGGGTATCACGTCCGTATGTCCACTCCTGACATGATCAGGATGGGCAAGGCTGGCAACTGGATCGAGATTAGCCTGGACAAATCATCCTACGTTGCTTACCGTGAGTGCAACAACGGACGCATGGGAGAGGAGAGGTTCGCTAACTTCTCGCCCAGAGACCTTAACCTTGCAGTTCAACTCTGCATCGACATTTTTTAGGAGGAAACATGAAGAAGTATTCAGTAATCTGCGCGGATCCGCCATGGGCGTATAAGAGCGCACGCACACTGCAGGGGAAAACCAGCCACCTGACAGCGAAAGAGGGGCAGCAGTACAAGACGGTCGGCAGCAAGTCGCTGCATGACATCGGTCGACACTTGCATCAGGTTGTCGAGGACGACAGCATCCTGTTCCTATGGTGTACAGGGCCGGTATTGGCTGAGGCCATCGACCTGATGGCGGCTTGGGAGTACCCGTACAGCCAGATCGCGTTCGTATGGAACAAGGTCAACGGGAATCCTGGAAGCTACACGCACACTAATTGCGAGTTCGTCCTGGTTGGACGCCGCAATCGGATCCCAAGGCCCTACAAGCGCGCTTCTGCTCGCCAGTACGTTGAAAGCAAGCGTCAGGGTCACAGCGTAAAGCCTGAGTCAGTGCAGGACCGCATCGAGAAGATGTTTAGCTTGGAGGACCACAATCACCTTGAGTTGTTCGCACGCAGACACCGTGAAGGCTGGCACTGCCTGGGCAACGAACTCAGTGGAAACGACATCCGTTTAGACCTGGACCTTCTGGCCCTGGGAACAAAAGCGGCGAAATAAAAATTAATTATAGACAAACCAGGATCGGGCGACTAAGTTGCCCGCATCCAACAACAATAGGAGGATTTAATATGTTAAAAGCACTAATCATCACAACGGGGCTACTCTTGTCATCAGCTTCTTTGGCTGGAGAAACGTCTAACGCTTCTTGCCAGATAGCTGAGGGGCAGACCATTTCGGCTTCAATGACAAAGGTACGCATCGGGGATCGGGTTTACAAAGTTAAGGGTGCTGACAACCGTTACAGGTTCATCAGAATGCTTGAGAACTGCGGATTTAACGATGCGGCTTACAACTTCGAGCGTTGGCGATCAGCCCGACGTCAGGTCAACACTGGCGCTGCAATCGCGGTGCTTACCGGTGGAATAGCTTCCCCTGTTGGGGCGATCTTTGGGGTTATCGGTGGCATCAAGGCTGGAGAGAAGAAAGCAGCCATGGTCCGAGACCTGCGAGCGCGAAAATAATACTTGACAGCCCTCCCAGGAGGGCTATTCTACCTGCATAGCAAAGGAGGCCCACATGCCTAGAGTTGAAAAAGTAACGGAAGTGATGTGTTTTGCAATAGCAATACTGACGCCAGTATTCCCAGTAATACTTCTGGGGCTGCCAGTCGTGCTGCTCGTGTGCTATTTTACTGAAGACAAGGTGGGTTCTGGAGATGAGTAACCAAGAGCAAGAACTGATCAACAAGGCCATAGACCGAACCGAAGACATTCTGGATGTCCTGATTGTAGGAACAATGATTGTGGTGGGCGGCCTTTCAATAGACCTTATTTGGTCAGTATCGCTCTATTCGTAGACAAACCAAACAACAACAAAGGAGGAAGTAATGAACTTCAAATCAATCAAGGAGACCATCGCGTCTCGCAACCTAACAACCAAGACAGAATGTGTGAACGGCAACCTTAGCGTTACCGGCTATGACCGCGACATGAACCGCATCGTTGTAGTGAACAAGGCCAAGACACAGGTCAAAGGCAAGGTTTACCCTGCTGGCGCCAATCTTGAACTCGCACTAAACCATTACAAGACGCGAGGCATGCGATGATTATTTTTGGAATAAACGTAACGCTTGCCCTCATCGTAAAGACTGCGGCAGAGCTGTCCCTGGCAATTTGTATCAAGTTGTTCTGTGAGAACGGACGAATCCACTACCAGGACATTGGTCCAACATTCCTGTTCACGGGGGCTGACGAGAATGGAATGATCGAAGACGGCCTCACCAAGGAACTCAAGGAGAGGGGGATCGAATGGTAGGGGATAACACTGAAGAAGTGAGCTTCTTCGGGGGAGACGTCGAGACAGTCGAGGCGAACGACCTACAGTCTGCCGCCAAGGTCGTGACACTGATTCTTTCCGTGTGCTCTATCACATTCGGCGTGTACATTTTGTTGGCCGCTATGGGAGGAAGCCTGTAGTAGCTATCCGCCCGAACCGGATCACACTCGTGGTTTGGTTCGGGCTTTTAATTTAAAATCTGCGCGCCAGAGTTGTGATACGCGGCGCATTTTGAGGGCTCGGAAATAACACAACAAAGTCCTTGACTAAGGGACGCTCGATTGATACAACGGAGGTCTAACCCCTAAACAAAAGCCCATTTTACCACGGAGGCACAAAGAAATGACCCATAGCCCAGAAACAACCTACCCTAACGAACTATCACAGTTCGTTGTAACCAGATCATACCTTCGATGGGATGAAGCCCTTGGTCGACGAGAGACATATGAAGAGGCAGTTGACCGTTATTGCGACTTCATCGACAGCGAAAGATACGTTCCCAAGGGCGTCCTTGAAGACATCCGAACCGGAATGCTGGGCATGGGAACGCTTCCGTCAATGCGTGCGCTCTGGTCTGCTGGAATCGCAGCGTCCAACAACCCCGTAATGATGTACAACTGCTCGTTCATTCCAATGGACTCACTTAAGTCCTTTTCCGAGATGCTGTTTATTCTCATGAGCGGGACTGGCGTGGGATACTCTGTTGAGAGCGAATTCGTGGGCAACCTTCCAGTCGTGTATGAGCGCACAGGCCTAGACGTGCCGTTCATCATAGACGACTCGACCGAGGGCTGGGCAGACGCTGTATACGAGGGGCTGACCGACATGTGGCTTGGGAATACCGTGGACTTCGACTACAGCCTGATCCGGCCAGAAGGCGCACGCTGCAAGACAAAGGGTGGAAGAGCCTCTGGTCCAGGTCCACTCAAGAGGCTTCTGGACTTCTGCCAAGTCACGATTGACAAGGCCAGTGGACGTAAGCTCACGGCCCTGGAAGTGAGCGACATCGCCTGCATGATCGGGGAGATCGTCATGGCTGGAGGCGTTCGTCGCGCTGCTCTAATCTGCTTCTCTGACCCAGAGGACAAAGAGATGCGGCACGCCAAAGACTGGAAGCAGGGCGCGTTCCCTACTTGCCGCTATATGGCTAACTTGTCTGGCTTCTGGAAGGGCAAGCCTTCACGGGACATCTTTGACGAAGAGTGGACTGCGCTGAAGAACAGCGGATCGGGCGAGCGTGGATTCTTCATGTTCCCCAAGGCCAAGAGAGCAGAGCGTAAGGGCGACTGTCGCTCAAACCCTTGTGGCGAGATCTTGTTGCGCTACTCCAAGTCTACCAACCCGTGGACCGGAGAGGGCGGCGGAGGCCAGTTCTGCAATCTTAGCGCGGCAGTTATGCGGTCATACGACACGGTCGAGTCCTTCTCGAACAAGGTCAGGGTCGCCACATGGATCGGCGCCATCCAGTCTACTTTCACGGATTTCCCCTACCTGCGACCAGCGTGGGGAGAGCACTGCCGAGAGGATCAGCTTCTGGGCGTAGACATCACCGGACACTGCGATCACCCGGAACTGTCAGGCAACGCGGAAGCCATGAAGCACTTCAATACTGTGGCCCTGGAGACAGCCAAGACTGCAGCGGAGTTCCTCAACATGAACTATCCTGCGTCAATCACATGCGGCAAGCCCAGCGGCAACTCGTCACAAGCTGTCGATTGCGCGTCAGGGTTCCACACCCGTTACTCTCCTTACTATATTCGCCGCGTTCGGATCAGCGGAAACGATCCTCTGTTCCACCTTGTTCGGGACTCCGGCGTTCCAGTTCACAAAGATGTTCAATTCCGCCACATGGACGACTCAGAGTGCCCTACATGGGTCGTAGAGTTCCCAGTGAAATCACCAGAGGGCGCGAAGACGCGAGCCGATGAGCGGGCGCTTGAGCAGCTTGAGCGGTACAAGCACGTAATGTCAACGTGGTGCTCAAAGCGTGGACACAACCAGTCAGCCACCGTGTACGTTCGTGATGACGAATGGGCCGCTGTGGGCGACTGGGTGTACGAGAACTTTGACGAAATTACCGGCCTTAGCTTCCTGCCTTACGATGGGGGCCTTTACGAGTTGGCGCCCTACGAGG